GTGGCCGTAATGGTGGCGCATGGAAGGGGAGTAAAGCTCTTGATATTCACTTGCTTGGCGCGGCGGGGGAGATGGCTGTGGCATCGCACTTAGGCATGAAAGATTTTCTGTATCAAGAGACACGAGCTAAGAAAGGTTCTGATGATCTACCAGGCATCGACATTAAAACCAGGAGCAAGCATTCCTACGATTTAATAGTGCAACGCAATGAAAGCCCTGATAAGAAGTTTGTTCTTGTTACCATTCAAGACAAAACTACTCTCATCCATGGTTGGTGCTATGGAAGGGAAGCAATGAAAGAAGAATTTTGGGCAGATCCTGCTCGTGGTCGCCCTGCGTACTTTGTCACCAAAGAATATCTCCGTCCCATGGAAACCTTAAATGACGAAGCTCAAATGCTCTGACTTTGCTAAGCATGTATTAAATACTCCACTATGGCCAAAACAAGAGGAAATTCTTGATGAATATTTCGGCGGCGGGAAAAGCCATGCTTGCTGGGCTCTTGGTCGGCGCTCTGGCAAAACTCTCATGGCTTCTATTGCAGCCGTATATGCCTGCTTCGTCCTAGAAACTAGCTATAAGCGCAAAGTACGAAAGAATGAGAAGTGGTACATTGTTACCATTGCTAACGACCAGCAGCAAGCCAAGATCGCCCTTAATAACATTCGTCAATTAGTGCTAGATAGTCCCCTTGGCACAGAAATTACCAGGGAAACTGCCACTGAAATTGAAATAAGCAATGGCTGTGTATTCCAGGCCATCCCTGCGAGTGCCAGGGCATCACGAGGTAAGGCAGTAGTGATGTGCGTATTTGACGAGCTTGCCTTCTCCCTAGAAGGCGATGCCAACCGTGGCGCTAAGGCTATTTATGATGCCCTGTCACCATCCATCGCTCAGTTCGGGGACAATGGTCGCATCTTAGAACTATCTTCCCCATGGCTCACTGATGGCCTGTTCTACGAGCACTTCAAGGAAGCTGAAAGCGGCGAATTCCCCTTTATGCAGGCTAAGAACATACCAACGTGGGAAATTAATCCTAATTTGCCATGGGGATGCCCGTTCTTGGCTGCAGAGCAAAAGCGAGATGAAGATAAATTTTGGACTGAGTATGGAGCTAGGTTTAGGGGCAACAAATCTTCGCTGCTTGCTGCTGAAATAGTTGAAGCTGCCATTAATAGAGAAAGAGGCATCCTTCTTCCTGATAGGCAAGTTATGGGCAAGTATGTACTAGCACTAGACCCTGCTCGTGGCGGCGTAGGACGAGACGAATACGTTTCCTGCATTGTGCATTTTGACAAAGAAACCTTAGTCGTTGACAAATTCCATGTCTTCATGGCAGATTTTGAGATCAATGGCAAAAAAGAAGTCAGTATTCAGGCAGTGGAAGACTGGATACGAGAGCACCATAAAATTTATCAATTTGACAGCATTGTTCTTGACCAGTTCAACAGTTCAGCCACCATCCAAAGTTTGTCTAATGATTTTCCCATAAGAGAACTTACTTGGTCGGTAAGTACAAAGATGAAAGCATTCAGCAAGATGAAAGAACTCTTTAATGCTGGCCTTGTTGACATTTACCCGCATGAACGCGCCATTCGTCAGCTTAAGAACCTTAATGTTCTTTATAGACAAAGTGGACAATGGTCAGTGACTGGTGGCAAGGAAGTAGGCGTGGACGACTTCTGCTTTGCGCTTGCTGCTGCAATGTTGGAAGCTTCAAAAGAAGATGATTTGCATTGGCTAGAAAGCTTAGTGCGTTAATGCCACTAGAATTTTCAAGATTTGACCATTTTGCTATTTCGTGAAAAATGTCTCCGTTTGAACTATCGTCCAAAGATGCTGCATATTTAATTGCCTTGTTGGAAAGCAATAAGCAGACGGCGCTACAACTTCTTGCTGCAGATCATTTCTACCAGCCATCGTTACTGCCTCGTCTTAAGAAGTTTCAGCAAACGTTGAAAAGAGAGCGAGAGATGAAAGCAGAGCAATAGACTGTGAACACTTCTCTCCTTTTCCCATGGCTTTGTCTCGTGCCATAGAAGAAGCGTGGGAGAAAGCCCTGGAAGCCTCTAGCGCCGTTGAAGAGAGCAGCAGGATGCACGGACAGAACAGTGAGGAGGTGCGCCTTGCAAGGGCTGCCTTTGAGCAATGGAAAGAGGAATATTTGGAACTGACTGCTAGGAGATAAACTGCGCTAAGTGCTTAATTCGTTGCAAAGGAATTGCAGCGACTTGTGGCACAATGCTGTTCCCTAGCTGTTTAAGTCGGTCCACCCGATGGGATAACCCATCATCTCCTCGACAAAGGACGGGGCGAGATACATAGGAGGTCCATTCAGGGGAGAGTCTTGCGCATGATGAATTTCCCGTCCTAGCAGACCATTGGGGGGGGTATTGCAACACGCTTGCTGGCTCCCATCCTTCCAATCGCGGGTTGTTGGCGTAGGTAGCAAGGGGTACTTGGGAGTCGGAATTCCAACGTTTTTGAATACTGCCTCCTTCAAGCAGTCTCCGTACCCGTGATTCGTCTGTGCTGGCTCTTGTGCCCTGGGAGGAGGCAACAATCCAGATGCGTTCTCGTTTATGACAGGCTCCCACATCACTTGCTGGAATAACTGCCCATTCTGCATCGTACCCTGCTTTGGCAATTTGAAAGAGGGTTTCTTGGAACGTCTCCCCGTTTTGGTGAGAGAGTAGATTTCTAACGTTTTCAAGCAAGAGGAAGTCAGGTCGAAGCTCCCTAGCAAGACGGATGATTTCATAAAACAACACACTTCGCTCTCCATCGTAACCCGCTTGTTTTCCTGCAACGCTAAGGTCTTGACAGGGGAATCCAGCAGTAATGAGAGAAAGTCCATCTGGGCATAAGGGCTGAATGTCTGCCGCTGTAAGCTCGCGAATGTCTGGGAAGATGGGCGTTGACGGCCAGTGCTTTGCCAAAACCTTGTGACAGGCTTTATCCGTGTCACAGAAGGCAACGGTATGGAATCCTCCAACCAGTTGCTCTGCCGCATAACTGAAGCCTCCAATGCCAGAGAAGAGGTCAAGGATGGAAAGGGACGATGGGTCGGAAATGGTCATGAAGGCATTGTAAATGCTCGTCTGCGCCTTGTCTAGTGCTAAGCTTCTGGAGCTTCTGCAGAAGCCCAGTGGCCACTGGTCACCAGCATCCTCGTCAATGCTGGTTTTCGGGATTCCGTTGAGAATTGAAGACTCTCCTCGGAAGTAAGCAGGGTACTGGCCGCACCAGTTAAGCGTCTATTGCGACGTAACCCTGCTTCAAACCCTTTCAATCGTGCCAGTGGCGCAAGACGCCTGCCACGATAAAGAAATTTGTTGTCAAGTATGAAATAAAAACAAGAGTTCGCACGCAAGCGATAATGTCTGCTTCTTTTTCATTCATTCCCTCTTTGGGGCCTAGTGCCATAGCCCAGAGACGGAACCATCTTTTTCTCTTCTTCACGAATCCAGTCTTTTAAGCTTCTAACATACTGCCTCAACAGCTCAGCTTGCTCTAGATGCCAGGCATTTCCCGTGAGGAAATATTGCGCATTATGACAGTCCACTGCTCGCAAGCATTGATAGACAATGGGGTTCCACGGCTCTCTAAGGGGAGTGTTGAACGTCCTGCGTTCCGTCATGGCCCTTAAAGAAGGCTTTTATGTCTTCTAATGCTACAGGAGTAAAGTTATGTCTTTCGACACAAGCGTTATAGTACCGTCTGTCTACTTTGCCATCGTCAATGATTTGATGGCAATGTAAATGACCATGCACGTTGCCCCAGTAGTGTCCAGAAAGGCATGATGGATGCACTGGCACATGCGTGAAGATTAAGCCGCCTCTCATGGTGGAATCGCCAGGGTGAAAGAAAGCTCCCCTTACGTCTTCAAAATATTTAGCCCATTCCGAAAGCTTGACGTGCTGGTCATGATTGCCTTTAATGAGAATTTTCCTGCCATTGAGCCTTCCCAAAATGCTCAAGCTTGACCGTGGAATGATTACATCGCCTAAATGGTAAATAGTATCTTTCTTTCCTACTGTTGCGTTCCATCGCTCTACCATTGTTTCGTCCATCTCCTCAACGGAAGAGAATGGACGCAATGGCGAGCCGTCGGGCTGTATGAAGGACAAGCTTTTAGCGTGTCCGAAATGAGTGTCTGCAGTGACAAAGGCGCTCATTAATCGTATTGCTTAATAATTTTGGTCTTAATTGGTATATTTTCTTGCATTTCCGCGACATGTTGCTCAGCTTCTTCGATGGAAAAATGCGTACCGCGATATTCCCACCGGAACAGCACGCGCTCTTCTGTCTCGAAAATTGCATTTCCTGGAGTGGTGAAGGAAGGGCGCTGCTTAATCCGATAGCGAGCCATAGTAACGAGTTAGATTGCCTTTAGCTTACTGCTGGCAATGGTAAAAATCAAGGGCGCTGCTGGGAATCGAACCCAGGATTCCATGCTATGAGCATGACGTGTGCCAACACTTCAGAACCAGTGACCTCCTTGTTTGAGCATTGTTAAGAGGCTTAGGAGGTATTGCCGTCAATATAGCACTATGCCGCGCCGTAGCTTGGAAGATTCACATTGGAACTCTCAAAAAATGCAATTTGCCGACTGCGGCGGGAATCTACCATGTCAGGCGCCTTCCCTTCCCAGAACAAACGCTCAGAGCGCTTCATCCAGGCATCCTTATCCAACCACTTGTCGTCGCTGGCGCCAAGATCATCAAAAAGCCATGCAGCAGTTGCAGCACGTAGCTTGTTCAAGCTTTCAGAATCCTTTTCATTAAGCTCTTTTGCCACTAGACCATGCACACCGCAATGCACTTGCTCATCCCTAGAGATGTCGGCTGAAACAGTCCTCATGCCAATGTTTCCATTGAAACGAAAGAATGGCAATGCCACGAAGAAAA